TAAAAGATTATTATGAACAATATCTTGAAGATGGTTTTGATTATCAAGATATGCAAGATGTAATTGCTTTAGTATTTGAAATCTATGAAATAGAGTTGAAGAAAGAAGGAAAATAACATGAAAAAATTTAGTAAAGAATGGTTTGAAAACAAATTAACACAATATAAGAAAATGACAAATGGTTATCCAAAACAACTAACAGCCACAAAAGGTTATAAACCTAATTTAAATGTCGTTAGTAAAAGAACACAAAGAATTAATTCTTTATATGAATTAGCCAAAGAAAAAGGTGTAAAACTTGAAAAAATATAAACTAACCAAAATAGGAAAAATGTATATAGTAAGCACATATTCAACAACTGAAGCAAATTATACAAAAATAAAACGTAGAAAGAATAAAGGTTATTTTAATCAAAGGAGGAAAAAATATGGAAATTAGGAATTCAATAGGGTGCATGGCTGCATTTGTCGTTATAGCAATAATAGTCGGAGGTATAGCTTTACTTATGTGGGGGTTACCTCAATATGGTGTGTGGAAAAATGAATTAAAAGGTAAGGCACAATTAAAAGAAGCTGAATATAGTAAACAAGTGCAAATTGAAGAAGCAAAAGCTAATTTAGAAGCTGAAAAATTAAATGCTCAAGCCGAAGTCGAAAGAGCAAAAGGAATGGCCGAAGCTATGGAAATTGAAGGGGGAAAACTTACTGATGAGTATGTTAAATATCTATGGGTAAAAACAATGGCAGGTCAAGAAAAATCTACAATTTATATACCAACAGAAGCTAGTTTACCATTATTGGAGGCTAAATAATGTATGTAGTGAAGGTAGGCGACTATTATGTTAAATCTGTTAAACATTTCCCTAGTTTTCTTTCTTCTATTGAATTATCACCAGATATGATGAGAAATTTTGATTATATGGATGCTAAAGATATTGCAGATAAAATAAATGGTCAACTTATAGCCATTGAAGAGGAAATAACAAACTCAGCACTTTCAATAGATGAACTAGTGGCAGCAAGAGATGATAAGTTATTGGTAGCATCTAAATATTTAGATGTTTCAACTTCAAAAAATAGTAAAAAGTATCCGCGTTAAAAAAAGTGGTATTTACCATTATAAATACTGTGGAAAACTACAATTAACTAGGTGCAATATAATATTATGGTTATCTTGCGCCTAAATAATCAAAGGAAAGGACCAATTTATTATGAATATTAAAAGAATTTTGGAAGAACTAGAGTTTATAGAACGTTCAGCAGCTAAAGATAATTATATTGCTGGTTCTATTCATAACCATGCAGCAAATATAAGAAAATTTTTGATTAATCAAGAAACGGATATTAAAAATTTGCTAATTGTTGCGACTGATCGTATGGATGCAATTTTAAGAATTGAAGCCGAAACTAGAGAAGAATCAACTATTAAAATTATAAATGAATTAAAAGTGAAGGGAATACGAAATAAAATTTATGACAAATTAAAAGATGTATCCGAAAGGTGGAAAAACGACCATGAGTGATATATTTATTCATTATGGACATAAAAATTTTATTGATAACTTATGGGCTGAAATAAAAAATGTTAATTTTGTAAAACCTCATGGAGGATTATGGGCTTCTAGAATAGATGCAAAATATGGTTGGAAAGAATGGTGTAATGATTCACAATTTAGAAAGTGTAATATAAAAAATAGTTTTTGTTTTAAATTAAAGAAAGATGCCAGATTATTAACAATAAATAGCATAGAAGAATTAAAACAATATCCTAAAGATAAGAAGTGTCTTGATATTAGTCCCTATTATTGTTTAGATTTTGAAGAACTAAAAAAAAGTTATGATGCTATAGAGGTTAATATCAGTAACGATAAACGATTATACTGGGATTTGTATGGTTGGGATTGCGATAGTATTTTAATTTTAAATAAAAAAATATTACAAATAATAGAAGGTGGTCAGTAGTATGTATCCAAATGCTATTTGTAATAATGCAACAATATATATAAAAGATAATCAAACAAATCAAATTACAGAACTTGGACAAGCTGAAAGTATAACTTTAAATGAAAGTACAAAGGAATATGATTGTTTTAGCGAACGAGCTAAATCAGTACGTTTTATTGATGAGATATCGGTATCTTATAAGCCTAAAAAAATAGCGAAGAAAAGATTTGTGAAATTATTGCTTTCATATGGAATTCAAAGAAATGAAGCCAATGTTATTGCAAAAATATGTTTGAGAAAAAGAGGGTATTATTCTTATATAGATTTAATATCACTTGTAGGAAGGTTGTGATTTATTTGAAATTAATTAAATGTGATATATGTAAAAAGGAAATAGACATCTATTCTGTATATGAAGGATATCTTGGAAATAAAATAGTAGATTTATGTCCGAGTTGCGCAGATGTTTTTAATTCATTTAAAAAAGATTTTATTTCACAAGAAAAACAATTACAAAAAGAATACGAGGAAAAACGACAAGCAATATATAATAATACAATAAAAAAATATGGATTAAATGAAGAATAAAAGGAAAGTAGGTGCAATCGTGACTAAAGAAGAATTAAGAAATAAATTGGATGAGTGGATTGAGCAACAGAGATTAGATGAATATGAGCTAAAAACTTTAAAAGATTATAAATCTCATATTAACAAGTTTATTGATTTTATTCCAACAGATAATTTTGTTTTAAATAAAAATTTGACTATAGCATATAAAAGTCATTTAAAAGAAAAAGGTTTTAGATTAAATTCAAGAAATAAATATATTATAGTTTTAAATAAATTTTTAAAATTTATAAAATATGATGATTGCACTTTAAAAAAAGAAAAAACTCAACAAAAAACATCTCTAGATGATCCATTATGGGAACAAGAACACAAAAGAATGTTACGTTGGGCTAGAAGGCTCGGAATGGAAGATATGTATTTAATTATGAAAATATTTGCATATGCAGGTATCAGAGTTGTAGAATTAAAAAAATTCACTGTTCCTAATTTGGAAAAAGCCGTGATTAAAGCTGTCTATAATAAAGGAAAAGAAAGAAATGTTATTTTGCGTGGTGATTTATTAAGAGAATTAAGGAAATATTGTAAAGATAATAAAATTACATCAGGATATATCTTCAGAAGTCCTGAAGATCCTACTAATCCTGATAAAATGGTCCATATTACTACAATATGGCGAAGATTAAAAAGAATTGCACGAGCAGCAAAGATAAATCCAGATAAAGTGCATGCTCACGCATGGCGACATCTCTTTGCAAAAGCTTTTATGAAAATACCAGGCAATAGTATAGATGAGCTAGCTGATATTTTAGGTCATACAAGACTGGAAACAACGAGAATTTATACAATGACTTCAACAATGGAAAAAAAGAAAAAATTAGAAAAAATTAGTTATTAAGAAAGAAAAGGATGGTGGTAATATGGCTCTTTAGAGAAATATTAGGGTTTGTAACCATAAAAAAAACAAAGAATATCCCCTAAAAAATGGCAAAAAGTATCCACAATAAAAAAAGTGGCATTTGCTATTGGAAATATTGTGGAAAACTATGATTAACTAGGTGCAATATAACATTATGGTTATCTTGCACAGTTATAAACAAAAAAAGAGGTGTAAAAGTGATATGAAAAGGAAACCTTTTAAAGTGATGACATGCCGTGAAGAAGTTGTTAATAGAATTAAATCTGCAACACTGAATGAAGTATTAGGTTATTTTAAAACTTTAGAATGTGAGCCAGTGTTTGTATACTTTAATCAAATAGACCAATTATGGTATGTTATTGATCCATATTCTGGTTTATCGATTACTTCAGGCGAAACTAAACATCAAGCTGAAAAAGAATTTATGCATTCAACTAATTTAAAACAATATCGTAAAATAAGAGACAGTGAATCTTATCAAAAAGTCGTATCAAAATACCAACGATTATTAAAGGAAGAAGGTGCAAAATGGAAGAATTAGCTGAAATTGATCCTTCATTAAAAAAGCACTTAGAAGAACAAACGTCAAAAAAAAGAAAAAAAGAAACGGAAATTTTTAAAAATTCCTGATTTTCACTTATAATTCCATACTAAATATCTAAAATATTAATAGGAAGTTTAGGTGATTTAGTGTTAAACAATTTAAAAGAGGCTGATTATTTAATTAATAAACTTGATAAGTATGATTCTAAAAGGGTAGATAATTTATTGAAAGAATCTAATTGTGAGAGTAATTATACTACTGAACAAGTATTAGTTTTATTGTCTGAAATTATTAATAACAACACTAAATTAGAATCTAAATTATCGAAAATTTATGCAAGATTAGATAGAAATTATAAAATATATTTTGATAAACGTTATTATCATTTAAATAATGCCCAATTAGAAGTTAAATATGGAATTGGTACAAGACAAATAAATAAAATATGTGAAGAAATAGAAAAATTCAAAAAAATTCCAAACTGATTCCAATTTAAATGTTATGATTCATATGAATTGATATTATATTTTATAATATTGATTCGCCCCTTAATAAACTGTTTTTTTGGGTAATATTATTTACCAAAGCTACTAATTGGTAGCTTGAAGTGATGTAAGACTTTAGATCTACAGTATCCTTTGCGGACTGTCTAGTGCATCTTTTCAAGGTGCTAATTAATAGCACTATGTGTTGGTTTTTTTACACTATCTATAATTGATACAATGGGAGATAGTAGCCCCAGCCTAGCTTCGGCATTGTAGAAGGTTAATTACTTAATACAGAATTAAGTTGCTACTAAATTCGGTAGGTAGCCTAGTGGTGAGGGCATCAGACTGTAAATCTGAGACGTAAGATACATCGGTGGTTCAAATCCATCCCTGCCGACCATGTACAGTTACTCAAATGGTAAAGAGGGCAGTTTGCTAAACTGTTAGGCCGTAATGGTGCATAGGTTCGAATCCTATACTGTACGCCAAGTGTAGCATTGTGATAATGGTAGTCAGGCGGTCTTGAAAACCGTTGGTCGGAAACGGCTTGTAGGTTCGAGTCCTACATGCTACGCCATTTATAGGGGCGAATGTTCCAAGGCAGGCGAGTTGGTCTCCAAAACCGACTGGGTAAGTTCGATTCTTATCGCCCTTGCCAAGTTATTTTTGTAGGCGGCTTACTGATAATATATAGTGTAACTTGGTAGTACATATGGAAACTGCAGATATCATATAGTAATAATTCAAATCTATTTATATTGTCGGTAAGGTGCTTATGATGTATGGCACAATTAGATCTTATATTACATGAATCACATTATGTGATTTTTTTTTGCAAAAATTTTAAAAGAATTCCTACTTTGTTCCAAGTAAAAATATAAAATTTAGGTAATCGGTAGAAGTGAGGTAGGAATATGAAAAGGAAGATTCAGGATGGCACAAGCAGGTAGACCATCAAAATATGAACAAGAAGTAAAAAGCCGATTTGATGAAATAATTCAATGGGCTGAGGCAGGTGCTACTGATAAAGAAATAGCCGATAATTTAGGTATTCATAGATCTACTTTAATTGAATACAAAAAAGCATATTCCGAATTTGCTGACCTACTTAAAAATAGTAGGAAGAAACCAGTAAATAAAATAAAGGCCTCTTTATTGCAACGTGCTTTAGGATTTTCTTACGAAGAAACAAAAGTAACGACAAGAGCATTTCAATTACCAGAAGAAGCTCAAGAAATATTAAAAGAACATAACTATAAGTTTGATACTGAACCTAAAATAATTAAAACCGAAGTAGTTACTAAATATGCACCAGCAAGTGAAGCAGCCGCTTTAATATTATTACAACATTGGGCTAAGAACGAAGGATGGACAAGAGATCCTCAAAGCTTGGCGCTTAAGAAGAAAGAACTAAAATTAAAAGAAAAACTTGCTAAAGAAAATAATTGGTAATTCAAATGTTTACAGTAAAAAGTTTTAGGAAAAGTAAACAGTGGTTAAAGTTAATTGAGGCTTTAAAATTAGAACGAGTTAATGAAGATGATGAGTTAATTTGTGAACATTGTGGTAAACCAATAGTGCTTAAATATGACTGTATAGGACACCATGAAATAGAGATAACGGAGGCTAATGTTAATGACTATGATATAAGCCTTAACCCTAACAATATAAAGCTTATTCATTTTAAATGTCATAACGAAATACATGAAAGATTTGGATTTGAAAAACCAAAGCAAGTCTTTATTGTATATGGTTCACCTTGTAGTGGTAAGACAACATGGGTTAATGAGGTTGCAACAAAGGATGACTTAATAGTTGATATTGATTCAATTTGGGAATGTATTAGTAGTTGTGATAAATACAACAAACCTAATAGATTAAAACCTAACGTATTTGGTGTTAGAGACTGTCTTATAGACCAAATAAAGATGAGGGTAGGTAAATGGAAGAATGCTTATGTTATTGGCACGTATCCGCTTAAAATGGAGCGACAGAGACTTGCTGACAAGTTAGGTGCTGAATGTATTTATATTGAATGTGATAAAGAAATTTGTTTAAGTCGTGCTGTTAATGAAGAATGGAAAAAATTTATAGAAAATTGGTTTGATAATTTTCAAGAATAAATAAATTAATACCCGCCCCCTAAGACACTAAACATAGGGGTCCAAGGGGACTGTAAGGGGAAAGTACCTTTCACTCAAAGCGAAATTTTCATTTTTTTTGAAAAATTTTGTTCAGTTTTTTGAAAAGGTAGGTGATTTTGTGACAAGAAAAGAAATTTTAGATAAAGCATTTAAAGATATTCCTGAAAATGAAAGAATTTTACTTGATCCATTAATAAATGAAGTTATTTTTCTAGAAGAGCAAATGGATGACTTAAAGAAACTACCTTTTATTAGTTCTAACCCTGGTAATCCAAGTCAACAAAGGAAGACAGAAGCAGCAAAACTTTATAAAGAGTGTTCACAAAGTTATATGAATGCAATTAGAATTCTTTGTTCACGACTTAATGGTCCAGAAAGTAATGAAAATAGTCCATTGCAAAAGGCTTTAAAAGAGTTGAAAAAGAAATATGAATAATGTTCTATTAGAAACTACCTATTTATATCAATATCGTGAAGAAATAAGAAAAGGCAATATTCTGGCTGGGCAAGATATGGTTCAGGAATTAGATAACTTAATAGAAGATTTTTATTCAGAAGAATATAGATACGATGTTAAAGATGCTTATATCAGAATTGATTTCATTGAAACTTGCATAAGACTTACCAAATCACCATTCTATGGTGTTCCAATGAAATTAATGCTGTGGCAAAAGGCATTAATTGAAGTAGCTTACTCATTTAAAATTAAATCGCTTGATACAGGTGAGTGGGTTGACCGTTTTCAAGAAATATTACTAATTATTTCTCGTAAAAGTGGAAAAACAGAATTTATAGCGGCACTAGAATTTACTGAATTAATTTTAGGTAAGTCCGGAAGCGATATTGTTTGTTCAGGAATGGATGATGGAACTGCTGATTTATGTTATCAAGCAATCGACACTATGAGATTAATTGTAGATCCAAAGAGTGTTAATACATGGCGAAATCAAAAAGGAATTACTTGTTTTGAAAATAACAATCACATTTATAAATTGAGTGATTCGAGCAGGCAAAAAGAAGGTCGTAATATTGATTTTGCTGGCATAGATGAAGTTTGGTCGTTGTTATCTAATGGGATATATAAATCAATTCAGCAATCAACCTCTACTAAAGATAACTATAAAATTTTTATGTTTGGTAGTGAGGGATTTGTAGCAGATGGTTTCTTAGATGAACAAACAGAAAAATATAGGAAAATAATTCGTGGTGAAGACATGAGCGATAGTGCAAAAAGAAAATTGCCATGGATTTATTCGATGGACGATGATCGTGAGGTATGGGATACCAACGAACAAGGAGTTAACCCAGCATGGCAAAAGGCAAACCCTAGCATTGGAATAATAAAAAAATGGAGTTATTTACGTGACAGGGTTGATGAAGCAAGAACAAGTAAGACAGATAGAATGTTTGTTCTGGCAAAAGATTTTAATTTCAAAGTTTCAAATGGACAAGCATGGTTAAGTCGTGAAAATTATGAATACATTACTAATCCTTTTGATTTAGAAGATTTTAGAGGTTCATTAATACTTGGTGGTGTGGATTTATCAGAAACAACAGATATGACTGCTGCAAAAATTTTACTGATGAAGCCAAACGATAAAACTAAATATATTTATTCACATTATTGGATACCTGAAAGTAAATTATCACTTTCAAATGATAAGGATAGTGGGGCTAAATATAGTGAATGGGCAAAAGATGGCTTTCTTACAATTTGCGAGGGTAATGAAATTGACACAACTTTAGTTGCTCACTGGTTTTATCAATTATACAAGGATTATGGATTAAGACTTTATAAATGTGGATATGACCAAAGGCATGCTAAGGATTTCTTAAAATGTATGGACGACTATCAATTTGATTGTGAAATGATTTATCAAAATAAATTTGTTTTATCTTCACCAATGAAATTAGCAGAAGCAGATTTTATAGATAAACTTGTTAATTATAATCAAAATCCTATTGATAAATGGTGCTTAGGGAATGTTGGTGTTCTTATAGATGATAGTGGTAATTGTATGCCAATAAAACAAAAAGGTAATCCAAATAAACGTATAGATGGTGTAGCAGCTTTATTATGCGTATATGAAACATTTAGAAGATATAGAAGTGACTTTATGAGTCAAGTGAGGTGATTAAATGGGAATACTAGGTGATTTTATTAATAAACATAAAAAAAATAATGTTAATTATGTTAATTCAAAAGTATTTAATGGTTATGTTCCAATATTCACGCAATTCGGACAAGATATTTATGCTAGTGATGTTGTTCAGCAAGCCATCAGTTGCATTGTAACTGAAATGAAGAAAATTACACCTCAACACGTACGTGAAAAAGGAAATGATTGTATTCCTGTGGATAGTGATATTCAAAAATTACTTAATCAACCTAATGAAAGAATGAGCCAAAGCGATTTTTTAGAGAGAATTTTTTGGCAATTATTTCTAAATTATAATTCATTTATTATACCAACTTATTATACTTATTTAGATAAAGACAAAGGTAAATGTAAAAAGTATACAGGACTGTATCCTATTCAACCTACTGATGTAGAATTTATGCAAGATAAAACAGGAACTTTATATATAAATTTTAAATTTAAAAATGGTTATGAAACAACGTTGCTATATTCAGATGTTATACATATAAAATATCGTTTTTCTGTTAATGAATTTATGGGTGGTAATGAATATGGACAACCTGATAATGAGGCTTTATTAAAAACATTAGAATTAAATAATACTTTATTACAAGGTGTTGCAAAATCGTTAAAGAGTTCATTTGCAGTAAATGGAATTATTAAATATAACTCCTTATTAGACAGTGACAAAATACAAAAAAATATGGCTACTTTAGAAGAACATTTGAAAAACAATGAAAGTGGTTTTCTTCCATTAGACTTGAAGGGCGAATTTATTCCACTTCAACAAAAACCACAAATAATTGATAAGGATGTTTTGAAATTTATAGATGAAAAAATACTTAGAAATTTTGGAGTGTCATTACCAATTTTAACTGGTGATTACACAAAAGCCCAATATGAGGCATTTTATCAAAAAACATTAGAACCATTAATTATATCAATATCACAGGCTTTTACAATGACTTTATTTACTAGCAGAGAAAAATCGTATGGAAATAAAATTCAATTTTATCCACATGAATTGATATTCATGGATACAGGACAAAAAGTAGAGTTATTTAATTTATTAGTTGATAGTGCTAGTTGTTACAAAAATGAACTTAGAACTGCCTTTGGTATGAGGCCATTACAAGAATTGGCAGGACAAATAGCTATGTCCAGTAATAAAACCAATGCAGAAAATAACAAAAGCGATGATGATATAGAAGAACCACAGCAATCAGCTGATGGACAGGCTAATGAAAATAATGATGGAGGTGATAGCGATGTATAAAGCTAAAGAAATGATTAGAAGAAATTATCAGTTTGAAATAAGAGCAGAGGAAGATGAAGAAAAAGGAAACATTATTGTAGGTAGACCTATTGTTTATGATACTAAGACAGATATTGGTGGGATGTTTGAAGAAATCATTGAAAAAGGGGCTTTGAAAAATGCTGATTTATCAGATGTAAGATTTTTAGTCAATCATGATACTTCGAAAATTCCATTAGCAAGAAGCAGAAAGAATTCCAAGAATTCAACTATGCGATTAAAACAAGATGATAGTGGTTTAGAGATAAGAGTAGTTTTGGACACTGAAAATAACAGTGAAGCCAGAAACTTATATAGTGCTATTCAACGTGGCGACATTACAGGTATGTCATTCATGTTTGGAATAGATGATGAAGAGTGGGAAAATTTAGATTCAGATTATCCTACAAGACACATTAAAGCGATTTCTACGGTAGTTGAGGTAAGTGCAGTAACTTTCCCTGCATACGAAAGTACTCAAATTGCCGCAAGAGATAAAAGTGCGTTGGACAATGCACGCATAGCGGTGGACACTGCTAGGAGTGAATCGGTGGACACTGATTCAGGAAGTTTAGAGTTAGAAAAACTCAAAGCAAAATATCTTTATAAAATTTAGGAGGAAATGAAAATGAAAGAATTTTTAGAAAATTTAATCAAAACAAAAGAAAACGAAGCAGATGAGTTAAGAGGACAAATAAAAAAAGCAGAATCAGCTGATGAAGTAAGATCACTTGGGGAAACATTAGATAAAGTATTAACTGAGTTATCAGAAGCAAAAGAACAATTAAAAAAAGTAGAAGAAGAAAAAGATCCTGATGAAGGCGATGAAGGTAAAAAAGATGTAAATGCAGATGAAGGTCGTTCAGCATTTAATCCAAATCAAGCATTTAATGTTGTAGCAACTGCTCAAATGAATGCTCAAGCAAATGTTCGTTCAAATCAAGAAGGTCCACTTTCTACTATGGAATATAGAAAAGCATTTATGAATTATGCTCAAACTGGTGAAAGAAGTGAAGCATTAAATAAATCTTTAGTTGAATATAGATCTCTTCAATTTAGAGCAGAAGGCGACACTACTACTGATCCAGTAATAAATGAAGTAGTTTCAACCAAATTAGGTGTATT